TATGGTTTTGCTTTTTCCTCCTTGTTCTTTAAACGCAACGAAACAGCGTTGATAACGCCATCAATTGTATCTGCGTAGCCAATGAACCCTGCGCCGTTTGTTTTAGGGTCGTCCGTCCAGTCTGGATTGTTTGACCAAATATGATAACGATTATTCATCTTAATGCTCCCATCTATAGAAAATATGACTATCAATCCTGACAGTCCTTGTTTTAGTCTTTGCCCAGTCGGGCAAAACGTAATAAGCGTGATAGTGTGTGGCACCCTCAACCACATCCGAAACATTGCCGTAAAAAACGCCGTGAGCTACCATCATAGCTTTGTTGTAGGCATCGGGGTCTTTAGGCTTGTCGGACTTGCCATCGCAATACCAGCTAAACTGACAACGATGACGAACAGGGAAGTCCTTAGTCCATGAATAAGTCTCTCCCTGCTTAATAACATCACATGCATTATCGGGGTATCTGTCGTCTGCTACCCTGTTCATAACAACTTGAGCAACAGCAATCTGCCCTACAATCGGCTGGTCTCGGGCTTCATGGTATCCATTTAGCGCAAGACATACTAATGCGGCTTCAATCATTGTTGCTCTCCAAAGATTTGGTTCCATCTGGCCTTATGATTGTCCTGCCACCCATAGCTATTCATAGCTCTCGCCATAACCCTATCGGCTGTCTCTGTCCATACAATAGCGTTCTGCCTTGCCCATACCCATGCCCATAGCTCTCTTGTTAGCTGTGAGCGGTCTTGAAACTTGCCAACGATATGACCAATCTCATGAAGCGCGGAAACATAATACCCCGTGTTCTTTGTCGGCCTAATCATAATTTTCCTTACATCGCGCCTTGCCCAATATTTCGGGTGCTTTTGCGATAAAGGCTGATACGCTACACTAATATAATTGACGGCGCATAACTCCTGCACATGAATTGCCATGTCGATACGTTTCACCTTTTTCATCTTTTTCCCTCATATTCATACTTATCTTTTCCAATCGGAATGTAGTTACCAAAGTCCCTATACTTATTACCTCGGTAAGGCTCACTCACATCAATAGAGTATAACATGAAGTTTTCATCATCGAAGTCTGACTCTAAAACTCCGTCACACCTATAAGGATGAGTAATATCAATCTTCTTAAACATCTTTCACATACCTCCATTTAAAAGAGGTGGGGGCTATTGCCCCGCACCGATTTCTTTTTTAGCTTTTTTCATCTCTTTCTGAAGCATCTTCATAATGGGATTAATAGAAGAAGCATAACCACTTCTGTTTCTATTACTAATTTCTTTCCACGCATCAAGACCGATAAGAATTTCTTCTACCTGCTTCTCATTAAGAGTTACATTGATTTTAATTTCTTCCATTTTTTTCCCTTTATACTGAAAAAGTTTTCATTATCTATTGACAACCATACTATCATTTACTATCTTGTCAACGTAAATTGTGAAATAAACAGGAAAGGAATTTCACTATGACTAAATTGTATATGGCCTACGGGTCAAATCTTAATAAGGGCCAGATGAAGTATCGTTGCCCTACTGCAAGAGCGGTCGGCAGCGCAATGCTTTATGGCTGGGAATTAGTGTTTCGTGGTGTTGCTGACATCCAGAAAAGCAAAGACCCTAATATGGTGTTGCCTGTCGGCATCTGGGAAATCGAAGCAGAAGATGAGGTAGCTCTAGACCATTATGAGGGCTTTCCGCGCTTATATGGCAAAGAGAAAGTTGCTGGTATTATGACATATACCATGAACAGTGATGGCATCTACGCTCCCTCTACACCGTATTTTAATACTATCCTAGAGGGATATAATGATTTCGGGCTAGACACTAGCTGGTTATATGATGCGGCTGGATGGGCTGGTTATGAGCAAGATAAAGTTGATAATGTATTCGGATTGGAGATTGCGTAATGAGTATTCATGGAAACCAAAAACTGACTAAGGAAATGCGTTTAACCATTCTTAAACAGTTTAATATTTTGAGAGAAGTCACTAATCGGGCTGATGAAATGCATGATTTGTATCTAAGTGATGTGGATAAATTGCAAACCGTTCTTCATAAACTTTCTGATGAACTAGGCTTTACAACTCAAAAAGACAGTAATGGTCATAGTAACTATTGGAAAGATTGGGTGCTGAAATGATTAAGGCCTTATCATTGGTCATGGTATTGAGCGGTGTTGTCATGTTCTTATTGAGCATGGCAACTGTGCCATCACTATTCGACCCCGTTGCTATCATTACAATGCTTACGCTTGGCATGATTGGCGCTTTATCAACCATCGCTGGCTGTATTGTTTTCTTTGAACTTGGTAACAGGTGGTAGTTATGAAAATCACTAAACTTTCTAAGGGGTATCGCATTAATTTGTCTGATACAGAAATGAATTTGCTCCGCGAGATAAATAGTGAAGGAATCCAAGCCTATTTTGAATTGCATGAGAGCGATGGAACTGGATTAGGTACTCCAGAAAAAAGAATTTTAACTGAAATCTCGACGAATAAAAGGGAGTGGTTTTGATTAATATGGACCTTACTAAACATTATAGCCAGCTCATCGGGGGTAAAATTGTTCGGTTTGAGTGGGAGGAGGACGAACTTGGCGGGGACTCTTTTCCTGTTTTTCACCTCCTTGTCCCAACAATAGACCACCCTGTTCGGGTCACTATTTCTCGGGATTTTGAGGGCAATGGAGGTGGTGTATTATTCATTGAAGAGGAGGGAAGTGGGGGCGGCCTTTAGGGGCCGTTCTTATTTTGTTCTGGTTTGGGTTTGTTTGGTTTGGCACCAAACCTCTTTTGTACCAAACCTTTTAATTAAGGTAAAACAATAGCTTAACGTGTCAGGTTTGGTAGGTTTGGTCTTAAAGTAAAAACTCACCAAACCTTGGCTAAGTCATTGAAAAGGCCTGTGGTTAGCAAGGTTAGCAAGGTTTGTATATATATATATATACGGGGGTGCTAACCAACCCCCCGTATATTAATTATTAGGAGTAATGAAAATGCCTAAAGTCGGAGAGAGTTTAACGAAGGAACAAACGTCTGTCGGGATGGAGCGATTGAAGCCACAACAGCAGAAGTTTCTGGATGGATACTTCAATGGTGATTTAACTCAGACAGGAGCGGCTAGGGCGGCTGGATATAAAAACGCCACTGTAGCCGCTGTGAGGCTTCTCAGGAACCCAATCGTACAGGAGCGGCTAGAGGAGATGCGTTTAGAGGCTAGAACGCGCTACGGGGTCACTGTGGACAAATCTGTAAGGGACTTAAAGAAGATTAGAGATGAAGCGTGGCAGGTCGGTAAATACGGGGAAGCTATTCGGGCCGAAGAACTGCGTTTAAAGGCCACTGGACTACTTGTTAATAAAAGCCATGTCATGCATGAGGATGTTAGCGTCATGGGCCGTGAGGAAGTCCTTGAAAAGCTTGCAGAGTTTTCCAGAATGGCAGAGCGTAGGATGAAGGACGTAACGCCAGCGTCCGAAGATGTTGTTGAAATAGCTAGTGATAGCGAAGAAGCGGAATAATCCCCATATAACACCGTGTGCGCGGTGAGGCGGTGGGGAAATCCCCACAGATTCCCGTTTATCGGGGTATATTGGCCTCGGGCTTTGCTGCTCGGGGTCTTTTTTTGCCTGGCTGCGCGTGAATTGTTCGGGTTCGGGGTCGGGCTGCCCTGGCTGCCGTCCAGGGGAAACCCGATGAATTGTTCGGGGTATCGGGCTCTGTCCCAGGCTGCAGGAGGCAGCAGCTCCGAGCAATTGTTCGGTGAATCACCCGGGCAGCGCAGCGAATCTCCCAGGCACGCAGCTTTTCCCTGGCAGCTCGCAGCAGATTTCCCTGGGCTCGTGCAGCGGAACCAGAACAATTGTTCTTCCCATGCAGCCGGCAGCAAGCCTCGCAGCAAAAACCGCAGCGGGAATCTTTTTTAAAAAAAGTTGTTGACTCCCTGAAATGTATTTCCTATAGTATAGAGGTGAAACAAATGGAGAAGTAAGATGGACTACAAGAGAGAAGAGATTACCGAGCACTTTGACGAGTGGCTTGAAGAGTCCCTGAAGCACGAGGGCTACGAATGGATTAAAGATAATCTGGACGACTTACACCACCACTGCTTTAATACTGACTATTACATCATTGGTACGGAACGCGCTATTAATTGGATGGGAAGTTACGCATTTGACATTATCAATTTCGTCAAAGAGTACGAGCAGGATAACTTCGGTGAGTGTACGACAGACCTGACCAGTCCTGAGAAGATTGTGAATATGTACGCGTACATCATTGGTGAAGAGATTGCCGGTGAATATGTACAACAGCAGGAGGCCGCGTGATGGTTGATGGCTTCAAAGAGTATCT